AACCGGGATCAACACCGTAGGTTGTTTCTATGCCAAATAAAATAAACGTTTTATTAGTCGCTAATGCCATTAGATTGGCTCCTCAGTGTCGTGTTTTGGGGATTTTTGGGCTTTACTTCAGCTGCCTTAGCGGCCTCTTGTGCAATCCAATCGTCATAGGGCATACGCGTGCCAGAGATAGGATCGACGATAAAAGTGCCTGCCTGGCCAGTGTACTGATCTTGCATAGATGCTCCTAAATTGAGCTAATGAGTTGAGAGGTTTTGTAGGTGTCTGACCAGATAAAAGTGCCGTTAACAAAACCGATGATTTTTCCGCCGGCTTTTTCAAATGGGTCGAAGGCAGCATGCGGCTGCCAGCCGAGCAGAGCCTCTTTTACTGCGACACGTTGGATATGATTGAGATCTGCAGCATCGGTGCCGCGGCTATCGCGGACATTGCGCACAACAGTAACGATGGCAAACCGCTCAAATTGCTGCTGACGCGTTGCGCCGACTAGGTTGCTTGGATCGTCAGATTCAGACTCTTGAAAAATATAACAGCCGTTATCAGACAGACGGCCTTTCAGGATGCTGGCTAAATCCACAGCGCCCGCCACCTCTTTAAAAGCCGGTATTTGGGTGCGGATTCTGGTTTCGATAAGGGGGCGGATATTGATCATGGCCACAGTTTATCGGGCCATTGAATGTGATTGGTTTAAAGCGCTTTAAGGGTTGGAGCGGGATTGAGAGTTAGGGGATTTGCTTAAGCTGTTTTTGCAGGGTTTTGATTTTAAACTCGTAATCAAGCGCGCGGTCGATAAGCTGTTTAATCGCGTGGAGGCTGAGCATGTAGCGGTCTGGCTTGGTGCCGTGGAGTAAATCTGCCGATAGGTGTGCGATGCTGAAAAAGATCATTTTAATGTCAGATTCCAACAAGCGAATGGTGCGCTCGATGCCGGCATCTTCATCCCCTTTATCAACGGGGACGTGGGGTGCTTTATCAGTAGCCACCGCCATCCCGGCCAAATATGGGGATGACTGCGACAAACTCGACGCTGTTAGTGGTGCTGTCTACAACTGTGCCGGTCACATCAGGCCCTAAGCTGATTTGGCCTTTGGCCACTTGCACCAGGTACTTGATAGCCTGATCGTAACGAGCCTGCACTTGCTCAGTCACCGCATCATCATATAAATAGTATCTGGCTAGATCACAACCAATACGCACCAAGTTGGCAGGTACGGTTGCCAAGGGTAGATAGGCGGTTAAATAGCCGTTGATTTCTGCCGTGGCGTCAGCGATAGCTTGATCGAGCACGGTGTAATCAATGCTGCCGGTGTTGTTGCGGTCGCTTAGCTGGATAAGCTCGGCTTCGCTAAAACGGTCGATCAGGTCTTGGGCGGTGCAATAGCTCATAATTTAACTAATCGCTGCCCACCAATGCCCATTTTAAACGTTGCTGCTACCGTTGTATCTACTGTAAACGCCAACGTCGTAGTATTTAGTAAATTGGCCCCGCTGTCGCCAAACACAATAGGAGGAAAAACAGCATGCTGAGCAATAACGCGACCTAGTTCAAACGAGCTACCGGGCATTAGATCCACGGTTACACGCCCCCCCCCGATCGCGTCACGTATATCTAATCGGAGCGAGATAATAACTGGTATCGCGCCGGATAACGGCTCGATAAAATAGTCAAACTCTAGACCATAGGTATCTCCTAACGCTATACCTAAAGGGGATTTAAAGCCGTTGCCGGCTGCCGACGGGTCAAAAGTTATTAATATTTTTCCGTTGCCGGCACCAGTAGTAACAAACTCGCAAGTTTGGTATTTTTTACCGTTGATTGTTTCTATTTTGGCGTTCTGCCGGGTTGCCGAGTTGGCCTGCAAAGCCAGATTAGTCGCAATATCGCCAAATCCAGACGATGAGAACGTTAATAAAAATTCATTGGCAAAATTATTATAGCCTGGGTAACGCGGCCCTAACGATTCTCCAAACAGTCTCGTCAATATTATTAACTCTTGTTGAGCCATGGCGTATTGACCATTTACATTTAGGTGGGTGCCGTCTATCGATATATTAGGCAAAAACGCGCCTGTGCCATCATGCGTAATGCCTGCAGTGTCAATAAATATAATTTTTCCGCCCGAATTTTCCGAGTATTTTTTATAGGCAGAATTCAGCGATACTGCTATTTCTCTAGTGACGCCAATATCAGTTGTAACACCACTAAAACCATACAAGCCAGTATCTACAACGACAACTCCGCCCATAACAAGTCGGTTTATTGCCTCAATGTGATCATTATATACAGCTGTGAATATTGCTTCTCTTGTCGCCGATGTAGTCCCCAGTATTGAGTTTATGCCACCTCCACGAAAAAATATAACGTCTGGGTTAGCAGCTACGACGTCGGCAATAGCGCGCCGACTTACTGAATATGTGTCTAGGTCTCGTGCGATTATTTGTGCATTGGTTTGGCCTGAAATACCGGCATTGGCTACAGGGTAAGCTTGTGGATATAGATGATTTATCTGCATCTTATCGGCGGTCATAGCCAGAGCAGTTAGCCCAGTATTCCAGGTTGTTGCAACAACGCTACTAGTATCGATATCTAATGACGGCTTAGTGCGACCATAGTCAGACAATGAACTACCGATTGTTGCAAGCCTTACTGGGGTTTTTCTTTGTATCCCGCTCTTAACCTTGTTATTTTCCGCAATTTTGAAAAATCTCGGCGGCGAGCTGATCGAATAATTATATGCACTGTCGAATGATACAACCACAACGCTATAACTGCCTGGCGACAGACCGCTCAACTTAATTACGTTAGTTTTACTTGTTGCAGCAGCGGTATCACTGCCATTTAAAAACGCCGCATATCCCACCACCCCCACTGCATCGGTAGAGGCAGACACAGTAATCGTCGCCCCGTCAGCAGTAATATTGCTGATCACCGGCACACCGGGTGCAGTGGGTGCCGTGGTATCAGCAGCACGCGGGTTGGTTACCGCGGGCAAGGGCTGACCAGATAACTTGGAAAATATGCGGCTTTTGCTGACCATTTGTTACTCCGTTACGTCGCTAACTGTTGATTTAACCGACTTCTTTTTTACAGTTGGCTTGTCATTCGAAATTGCCTGGACATCCTGAACATACTGAACATCCTGAACATCCTGAACATCCTGGACTTCCTGGACATCCTGAACATCCTGAACATCCTGAACATCCTGAACATCCTGGACTTCCTGGACATCCTGAACATCCTGAACATCCTGAACACCCTGAACACCCTGAACACCCTGAACATCCTGGACATCCTGGACATCCTGGACTTCCTGGACTTCCTGGACTTCCTGGACTTCCTCCAGCCATTCCGCCGGTTCAATCACCCCCAATGCGATCAATTTGTCAGCATCATCAATATCGATGTCATCGACTGTAATCAATGCATCGACAGCCAGAGTGTGGCCATCATGCTTGATAGGGTCGATAACCCGGTAGCCCGTTACTTTAATAGTCGTGCCGGGCATCTTAAGCCACCGCCGCGCTGATTAAATAACCCGCCTCAGCACCTGCAATAACCGGCGCGACTTCGTCGATAATCGGGAAGATCCATGAGCGGGTATTCTTTTCATAATACGGCTGATCGGCCACCGGATAATTGCGTAGGCGGTAGGTATAGCCGTAACTTGGCGTACCCCTTGCCGCTAATGTGGCAGTGCGGGTATAGGCGACTACGACATTTTTACCCCAGACATCGACATTAGTATCTGAGCCATCCAGCGCAATAGCATCACCGACCAAAAATGTTTCGACATCAAAAATAGCCGCCATTTGCTCTTTGGTTAATCGCGGCTGGCTATTGCCACCGACGATGGAGATAACGCCGTTTAAAATCGCGGCATCAACCAGTTTAGGGTGGCGTTTTAAAATTTTCCAGACCTTGGGGCCGACTACGACAGTATTGGGCCGCTGGCCAGTAGTCGCTCGAATCGCTTCAATCGCGGCATCGACATCGCCGATGGGGTCGGAG